TACTACCGACTAGGCCGGCAATATCAACATCAGTTAAGTCCGATACTTTAATTGCAGGCATATTGTTATACAAGTCAGAGAACCAGTAATACCAAGTGTGGTTTACAAACTTGTCAACATCAATTGGCGGAGACCATACGTACTCGTCTGATTCAAACAAGCGTTCATGATTCTCGATATTGCCACCGTTACGCTGCAAATACGCAAGGAAGTCCATATACGACTTAATATCAGTCGGCGTAGTACTTGTATCAGTGCCCGAAATTACGCCGGGCTCTAGCTGATATGCGTGCCTAAATTTGCTTAGCTCTGGTTTATAATAATCCGAAGTATTGTCATAAACACTGCCTGGACGCTGGCCAATATATGCCTGGAAATACTGTCTTTCTTGTTCACTAGATAATTGGTCTATAGTTGAACTAAACAGTTTTTCCATTACCGGGGTTCTGTTAACCGCCGGTAATTTATTGATGTTGTTATTTTTAGCCATAAATTATGATCTTTTTCTCATATTACCTGGTGTGAGATCGTTTACAATCTCAACGTTATCAACTGTGGCAGTCGATATAAATAATTCGTTTGTTTCAGCCTGTACTTTAAACAAGTCACCAAATGTGCCAGTGGCTTTTTCGGGAACAATAACAACAGAACTAATCTTTGTAGACAAACGTTGATGTATGAATGCCGACAATTCAGTGTAATAAAAGCTATCACCGAAATTCCAGTTAGAAATTTCAAAGTATTCATCTATAGCCTTTATAACTTCTGTTTTAATTTCGTTATCGCTTACCACTACGCCTGGTATTTTAACTACTAGGAATTTCGCTTGGTGTTCTTTATTAGCTTGTGTTCCGAATAGAGTTTTAAATTTAGCAGGACGAAATACAATCTCGTCACTCATCATTTTATACTCTTTTAAGTCACCAAACTGTATACCCAATTCACGCATTGTCGGGTAATCAGGAAACTCACTAGCACTACCGTTTGATCGCTTCCAGCTCTGCACTTGTGCGTAATATCCACTCGTCAAAACATACATATCAACTATGTTACTTGGACTAGGATCTATACGGTGATCAGTTGGCGCATAATGGATCCATCTAAAGTAAACAGGAAGCGTTTCATCGCTAAAGGTATTTACCGCAAATGATCTGCCCCTTTTTGCCGAATACGAAGTAGATTCAACAATATTTGACGTAACCGTTTCGCCGTCCGGAATATCATCAACGTGTTTAATTAACGGCAAAATATAAAACTTATCTTCAGACTCAATATAAACAACTTTGTTCTCGAAATTACGAGCAACTGTAAATTGGGTACGTCTATCAACTGCACCGCTTGACACTATGGACGCAAACAAAGTCATATAAGAGTAATCAGGCATCGTGATCATTTTAATATTACGAATACGCTGGCCGTTAAATTCAATATTAGTCCAGTCAATTAAGTTAAGTTGGCTAGTTGCGGTAATATTAACAATGCCGCCTACTAATACATTTTCAGTCTCGTTTCCTTGGTAATCAATTACAGACTCAAACGCAACTTTAGACGCAAGTGGCACAAAGTTATCAAACGCAAGTGGGTTTTCACTCACGCCATCAGCGTTTAAATCCGCGGGTGTTATTTCCACTCGTCGGTTATTAACTGAACCATCATCGTTTAGATACTGTTTCACCACGTTAAAAATAATATCATTACCTAAACGAGCACCGTCGCTGTAAGTAATTGTAACGGATGATTGACCGTCAGTTACAGGCGGTAACGAATCCAAATCACTGTCCGATACTTTTACAAAACCGTTACTTGCTTCCATAGAAATATTAGTAAACGCGCCTGTTTTAGTAAGCGTCACGTTACTGCTATTACCTGGGCGAGTCATCACAATAATATTATCCGTGGTGACTGTCCCGTTGCGCCATACCACTTTTGTTTCAGTACTTTGTAGTACGCCGAAAGAATCATATCTCGGTATTTTCTCTACCGATCCAACCCATGTTTCACTAGGGTAAGGACTCGTGTTATCAGCAGTCAATACAATTTGGTCTCGACGAGCACGACCGGTATATAAATCAATCGCAGGATTGTCGCCATCATAAAAGAATGCCGCTTGCTGGTAGCTTTCAAATACATAACGATCGCCGCGTGTAATTACCCTATACTTCGTTAGGTTATTTTCTCTAAGTGATTCAAAATAAATTAACCAAGAGTTTTCACCAGTAATTTCAAAGTCAGCATCAGGGTCAGCTATATTTTCAATAATATACCATTGTTCTTCAATGATGTCGTAACCTAATCCAAATGACTTGGTATTAATTATATTCTCTATAATGTTGATCCCAACACTGTCAGTGATATTTGAGTTGTCGCCGACTGTGCTTGACACGGTTTCATAAAGACTTGCGGTTGTTCCGTCTACTCGTTGTTTAATTCCAGTAAAATATGATGAGAAATCAATATTCATTCTAGGAATGATACGAGTTAATATGTAGCCGGCTGGTACCTCTTTACTCAACGTAATCGGACCACGGGTTTCATTGTCCGACGGGATACCAAAACGAGTCAGTCCGGTTACATTCACATGTATTTTATCAAACGAATCGTTCGGGTTCACAAACGTCAATGCAGCGCCTTGTTTGATATTAGGCAAAATGCCACCATAACTATTTGTATCTTGCGAGGACAAGGTCACGTCACTGTTACCTCGTCTAAAATATAAGTAGCCATAGTTATATTTGCTCAAGCCTGGTTTTGTTTTCCAAAGCACAGGGACTTCAGTATCAACGACAAAAGCGTCTAGACCCGCCTCTGGCAAATAACTCGCAAAGAAAAAGTTTCGTAAACGATAATTATCCACAAACGGCGACACTCGGTTGATTAGCAAATCCCGCACTGGTATCTTATTACTCTGGGATGCGGCGACAGGAATATCAAATATCTCTTGTTCTGGCTGATCACGTTCAATAAACAATACCCCGTCGTCGCCTGCTACGCTTAAATTCTTGACATAGCCTGTCGGATCCGCTGTGTTAACGTATCTACTATGGCCGGCATACGTGCGGTTCACAGCGTGAAGCTTTTCAATCTCGTTACCTTTTTGTAGAGGTAGTGAGTTGTAATCTTCGCCGTTAACCATACGGTTTTGGGTGTAATATACTGCCGGAGCGCGTTGCTTAATATTCTCAGTTGTTTCAGACGGTGCGCCGTTATCTACTGTATATTCCAAGCTAGCAGTTACCGTAAGTGTGTAGGTTTGTTGGTCCTTACCGATATAACGAAGCGCTATTTGGATATTGCTAGCGTCACTAGGACGGATAATAACATTTTCGTTCTGTGACTGGCGGTACCATACTCGGTAGTTACCTTTAGGCATCTCGCCGTTTACACCGTCGCTGAATTTCAAACTAACGGTGTCGTTCAAGTTAGTAATTTCAGAATATATCTTACGCTCAGATGCGCTTATACCGTTGTAAGAAATGTTCGTGCCAATATCAGTCGGTACTTTAGTCCATTTCTCAATAACTTCTTGAGTAGAACGATCTATTCGCTGGAAATAAACGTCTTGGTTATTGATATTCTGCTCATTGATATCCAGAATACGGTTAGGCACAGGCGATGTAAATTCAAAGCTAGACGACGTCAGACTGCCTTGTTTGAAATATAAGAAAAACCCGTTGTTAATTGAGCTAGTGCCTTGGCCGTCATTCACATACAACATATGAAACGGGTCTGCTGGATCCGGGTGTCTCTCATAAACATAGCCACCGTCGTCAAAATTGGCGTTGGTGATGTTAAGTGGCAATGATCTACCGTTAACGTTGATATCGACTGAGTAGTTATCTAGCGCGGTTTCGCTTGTGTTTACTGCGTATAGCTCAGTAGTTTCGCCGCCTACTTGGCCTGACTTTAGCGGCCTACCAAATTGGTTGGTTGTTAGAAAAGCTGCGTTTAGAATACTGGTGAACTGCTCAATTGAATCACTGTTATTCGCATCGTCCCAATATACGTTTGTGCCTTTTAGATTGCGACCAGCTGAGTCATATACGTCTTGGCTGGTTGACACTGATCTAACGCGCAACAGACCACGAGCAGGTATATTACGACTAGCTTCGTAACTAAGCATACGAGCAAGACGCACAACAGAGTCACGACGCTCGGCGGTGTCGAGAAAGTTTTCACGAGTGTTCATATCAGTACGTAGCGCCATTGACGTTGTTACAAAGGCTAACAGGTCTACAATAGCAATTAGTTCTGAACTTTCCACGAAGTCATTGAAGTCTTCCGGATAGTGCTCGTTTATATACGACAGCAAATCACGTTTGATGCCGTCGAAATCATAGTTTGTGAAGTTAACGTCTTTAAAACTGCGAAAGACTTTTAGGTAGTCCTCTGCCGCAAAAAGTGTTGATTGACGTAAGGGTTGTGACATGCTGTTAAATTCCTGTATTTTCCGTATATTCTAGGTATAATTGGTCGGTTGTTCCCAACGGATCGTAATTGATTGTGGCCGAGATCAAGATAGAATGATCGCCTACTTGTGCTGACACTGACACCACGGTAACACGCGGATCTCTGCGCAATATTAGTCTGACTTCATCTTCTATGGCGTCTACTACTGCCTGTTCGTTCGGTTCTCCCAAATACAGATGCAGGTTAGACCCGTAACTAACGTTACCGATCCTTGATCCACGTCGGGTTGTCAATTCATTTAGAATATCGCGCTTCACTAATTCGGCATCCGTTAATGTGTACGGCCCCGAAGTTTTGTTAATTGTACTGAGTCCTTTGAATCTAGCCATAGTCCTGATATCTTGCTCTTTAAGGATATTTAGTTGAAAAAAATTTCAAAAATATCTTGACAGGATATTACTTTGGCACTATTATAGTTTTTACTTTTTTACTTTTCCACAATAATAAGAGGTTTAAAACCCATGTCAGTTAAAAAGTTAGCACAAGAGATCACTGATCTTCACTCTCGCTTTGCAGACTACAACAAGAAACATCCTGGACGTCGGTTCCATATCATCAGAACCGGTAATAGCAACCGCCCACAGTTGCACTGGATCATTAACGAATTCGGTGTTTACGATTCAAAGTCGAAGAAGTACATTCTGGCGTACATTAATCATTTTGATGCTCCTAGCGCAGTTGAAGAGATGCGCGAACTAATCACTTCGGCTGAAAAGGAAAAGTAAGTCGAAGTTAGGTAAAAAAGGCGCTTAAAAGCGCCTTTTTTTATCCCCGTTTATCTGTCTTGTAGTCGGGATACCATTTTTCTACATCACCTGTATTTTCATGCTCCCTGCACGGCTCACGTGTCATAAATCGTTTAACGATTGTTTTGATTTCTTCTGACATGTAACTCAACGAAAATACCTTATTGCCGTCGGGTTTCAATTCACCCAATACGTTGTATTTTTCATTTAATTCAGCAAGTTGTATTTCATCAGGCTCGATAGGATCGACTACCATTTCTTCGTTTACGTCTGATCCCGTGCCAGCTGCGCCTACACCAGATGCACCGGGCGACACAACGGCAGCAAGGAAGTTAGGTGAGCCATTACCATCCAAAGTGTCTTTGACGTTCTGTGCCTTTACCGAACCAGCCAAGTGCGTAGTACCTTGCAAACCTATTTTACTAGCGTTAAGGCCTACTTCTGAAGCATCTATGGTAGACTTTCCACCTGAGGTAACACCAACAGTACCGTCAGTTGTAATGCCTATTGATCCTGCCATGTTTATAGTTGAACCGGAGCTCTTAATAGTCGTAGTATCACCAGTCACGCGCAACGACGGCGTCTTAGTTGTTATGTGCTGCTCTACTTCTGTAACTGAGTTGCCTTCTATTTTTACGGTTACGTTTGCTTCTGAGTATGTATATGAATCCATTCTGTAAATTGAATGGGTGTTTTTACGGTACTCGGTTTTTACTTCATCTTGGTAAACAAAGTTTGATTTCTTCTTGATGTCACTGCGCAGATCGTTTTCAACATAAATGTCATAGTCGTTGTTAGCTTGTATCTTGATATTGCCGCCTTGGCCTTCTAGTTCCTCGGCAACTTCGCCTTTATCAGAACCTTTGTAATCTTTAGCGGCTTTCAATTGCATATCGCGACCAGCTTCAATATTAATATCCCTGTCGGCACGCAAGTTAAGGTCTTCATGGCTTCGAACACTTACTGATTTTGCACTAAAGATATCTACATTGCCTGTTTCACTTAATTGTATCCAGGCATTACCATCACGGTTGTTAATGTAAACAATACCGTCAGTTTCACCTATATAAATCTGTGCGCCTGAACGGGTACGTAATCTCACAAACTCCGAGCCTTCTTCATCACTCAAAACAAATTGTGAGCCACCCTTTCTACGAATAGGTACTTCTTGGGTGTCTTCTAACTCAGGGTCTAATTGATGCTTGGTAGTTGACTTATATATTGCCTCGCTTTTTGACTGTGAGAAACTAGGCTTATTACCCTTTACGGCATAATATTCTGCATCAGCTGCGGGGTCAGTTATGCGCGGGCCAGGCGTATTCATACCATATATTTCAGCTGCGTTTGACGTCATAGAACCAACACTTGTAGGCCCCCTAACTTGGTCATGTATCAAACCACTTTTGCGCAAGCCTGCAGAAAGATACGGCTGAATAGGACGATTCTCATCTCTAAAACTCTCTGTAACAGCCGAATAGAGTTTATTGTACTCTGCAACGGGCAACGGTGTACTTTCTGAATTGGTACTGTCATAGAACCCGTCGCGTCTTTTATTGGGTTCTTTGGCTGTAACTGCGGGCACCATATTATGTGAGTGGGCTTCTGGTATACATGCGAACCAATATGCTCTGGTAGTTTTACCCACAGCCAACGCAATTAATACTTGGTTATTAATATCAGGCGGCACAGCCCAGAAGCCGTAGCTAGACTGAGTATCAACATACGACTGGTGATCGTTACCGATCCAGTCTAACGGGGTTGATCCGGCGAAAGGGCTCGCGTAATGACATTTTATCCACCCGTTCCTGTCGCTTGGTGCTGAGCCCGAAAGCTCAGGCACGTACACCATCAAGCTGCCGTTTCTACGAATGTCACGGTTGTCTTTAACTTGCCCTACATAAATGCTTTGGTTGTTTTTACCAGGATAATGATCACCGGAATCAGTAATCATATCCGGCTTGTTATTCTTTACACTTCTCATATTATTCGTCTACACTCACGTACCAACTAGCAGGCCTTACAAGATTCAATGTTTGTGTGAAATTACCTTCATCAAATACATGTGTTACTTCTAAAACTCGATATACATTAGTCATGGCCGGGTCGGGTTTTGTGCCCGGTTTATTCTCGTATGCCAAGTCCTTTTTCATATTATTAACTTGTAGATAAATGTACTGATCGTACGGCAAATTAAAACTAAGCCAATCAGGATCGCCTTGTATTTTAATCTCACCTGTTGCTGCGACATCAAAGTCTTCAAACAACTCACGAACAATACTTTCGCTTTCAATTATTACGCCGTCGCGGGTGTCTCCTATTACCCCGTGCGACTTTTCTTTCTGGTCAGCTATATCATATACATACGACGGCACTGTGTTGAAAAACTCCGCGTCGCTACTGTGAGAAGGGGTTGATTTAGTTGTTACCAAATTAGCAGAAGGCGCAGTGTCTGATTCAGCTGTGGTCCTTACGTCATTTGTCTGTGCCTTTTTGCCAGGCGCGTTAACCGAGTTCATAAATTTACTAAGGTTATCCGGGCGCAGAGCTCTATGCCATGTGAAGTCAATCTCAACGTCAAAGTCAATTACTGATTGGTTTTTACCAGTAAAAATATAGTTGTATTGTTTATAAAGATATACACCGTATTGGGTGTATTCGTTACTAAGCAGAGACTCTTTCTTAAAACGTGCCGGGCCAGTAACATCGACTCGTGCTTTTCTACGCTTGCGCACAATATAATAATAGTCGTAAATGTTCCTATTAGCGTCTTCTGAATACGACACTGGACGCACATCAGTCTCAATAGTGTAGTAATCAACACTAGATAAGTTCCCTGACTTTTCCTTTTTAGGTCGATCCACTACCGCGTAGTGCAGGCGAGTATGCTTCATTAAACTACGAATAACAGTAACAATATCAGTCTTGGAATTAACTTTAAGGTCTTCTATATTGAAAGCTTTATTTTCAGTAGACTTGGAGTTAATTGCGAATTCCAATTCTTGGTCGTTAAACCCTTCAAATATTACGACTGATTTCTCGCGCAACGAACTCATAATAATATTGTATTTTAGTTCGCCGTCTGATTCATCAAGCACACGCTGGGCTTGGTGCTTAGCAGTTTGACCTATCTTTTTAAACAGTTCGCCTTCTTCATAGTTTCCGTTACTGCCAGTGGCACCTAAAACATCCTTGATAGATTTCATTTTCTTTAGTTCTTGGGACGTTATAGTAACTTCATAATCTAGATCTACTGCGGTTTTTTGCAGTGCGAGCGAGTTAAGACCGACAAGCTCTACTTCGTATTGCGAGCCGTTAGAGTCCATCTTAGTACGGACCCTAACTACTTTAAATCGTATTGTTTGTTTGGATATTTGATCAGTACCGAACTTCACAACTTCAGGCGCGTTGGTTGTAGAACGTCCTGTGAACCAGATATTAAGATACGTAGGCACTGATATAGGACTGGAGCCTAAATCCAGCGTCTTAATACCCTCTATGATTTTTTCAGGCAGGGTGCACCCGTTGGGCTCAGTAATAGTCATCCGCGCTTTTACAGAGGGCATGCTACTTTCAGAACCAGTAGATGTATGAATCGTAACTAACTCGAACTTAGAAATGATCAGTTCGCTGGCGCCGGTTTTAGCAAGTACGTATTTAGAGTCGTCAGGTAGGTTCCCTACCGTTGTGAGGTCATCAATAACAGAGTACCGATCCATACGTAGATCACCCGCAGCGTCCAAGTCCAATTTAGCCATGAACCATTCAAGGTTATACATATTTGTGTGGTATTTGTAAAGCGGATTGCCGTCGTCTAGTACTTCGCTACTTTGTTCCCTGTCTGTTTGAGTGATATCATCATCAAGAGGTACGTTTTGTCGGCCGCCTGAGTTCTCGAAAGCAGTAACTTCTTGACGTCTATTACTTTCATCAACAAGCGGTGAAAAGTCATTCCCCGTTTCTGTCACAGTGAACGGATTAAACGGATTCGGTTCTACTTTATTATTGCTCATATTTGAATGTTGTCTCTGTTTGGAACTTTTATGCTTAGGCCAGCCACGAAGTCGTGTATAGGGTCTTCTAGCAAGTCCTTGTTATGTTGCCAAAAAACCCAGAATAGTCGCTCGTCACCATACAATTCACTAGCCAGTAAATCAGGGCGTTGGTGATGCGCATTAGAAATGACTATCGTTCTGTCATCACGGGATTTAGCTATACTAACCGGCTGCCACAAATCGCGATAGAAATCGCGAAGGGGAGTGTTTTTATAAGGGTTACTCATTAGTAGAATCCTTTAATTGCGTTTTGTCCAGTTGCGTATTGTTCTATATCAAAATCAGTGAGTGATTCGTTTGCAGGGTACACCGGAGACAGGGTAATGTTTATGGTGGCTTTTACTTGTACTCGACCGTACTCGGTATCCACATAATCAGAATCCTGGTTGTTAATCGGCACGACAAAGTTCTTCATAACTACCGGTACTTTATTGTAGATGAAGTCGCCGTTAGAGCTAAACTCTAATATCGGCGGCGGGGCGCCTGCGCCTTGACTTTTACCTATAAAACCTTTAGTCACTGTTCTACAAAACTGGATCGCGCCTATAAAATAATGCGCTTTGTGCTTGGTGTTGTTTACGAACGGTAGCACCACTGAAATGTCGTTTACTGCACTACGTTTCCAAGAATATATGTTATGATTGGTATGAACCAAGTCGTTGCTGGTGTAGTCAGCCTGAGCACTGATGTTTATCTCAGGCGGTAGCAAAAACGCGATGCCGTTCCTTGATTGATCAGGGTTGGCTTCGTTTCTGGACGACAGGAAGCTCATGGGTTCTTTCCCAAACCACTCCCCGTATGCGTCGTTTTTTATAAATAGTCCACCTTTGCCGATCACGTTAATACTCCATTTTCTAATATTTAGCTATCAAAAAGTTGCATTCTGTTTGGGATCTATGCTATAATGTAGAAGATATCTTCCCGTGCACAGATGCGGAATAAAAACAATAATAATAAAAATCGAGGATATAATGTCAAACACCGATAATTCGCACTACCTGAAAAACCGCGAAATGACAGCGGAAATCAACAAGTGCAAATACACCTATTGTCATTTCATTTCACCAGAATACCAGAGATACGAAGGAATTCTCGAGGGTTCGTATAAGGACATTTTCTCTAAAGCCGTAGACGATGATGGGGTTGAGTTTCAGCCACATATTGTAAAAGCTGTTAAACGGTACGCTAAAAACAAGCGCAACGAAACAGGCCAAGTAATGGCTGTTGAAGATGTAGACTTAAGCGATGTTGTTTTCAGAGTAATGACTGATGAGCACATACCTACCGACGA